GCCACCTGCGCCCGGCCCACCAGCCGGGCGCAGCTGCGTGTGGTGCGCAGCGCCAGCGCATGGCCTACAACGGTGCACAGGAGCCCCCATGCCTACCGACACCAACACCCTGTACGAGCAGCTGGTGCTGCCCCTCATCGAGCAGCTGCACCAGCTGGCCCACCACCACGGCATGGCCGTGGTGGTGGCGGTGCAGCACACCGCCCTGCAGGAGCTGCCTGACGGCAGTCTGCTGGACGACGTGGCCACGCTGGCGTTCTGCCCCGAGGACTTCAAGCTGGGACCCAGCATGCAGGTGCACCTGGGCGCTGTGGCCGGGCTGGAGCAGTGCCACGAGCACGGCATGGTGCCGAACGGCACGGTGCACCTGCACACCGACATGACCCAGCCCATGCTGGACGCCATGCAGCAGGGCACCGTGCTGGACCTGGGCAGCGGGCACCTGCCTGCCGTGAACAGCCCCGAAGGCGACTGACCCGATGTACCCTGCGCCGCAGGAGGTACCCCATGCCCGCCCCCACCATGGAGACCCTGGCCGCGCTACTGCGCAACCTGGGCGTCACCGTCGAGGACATGCGGGGCCAGCTGCCTGTGCATGCGAGCAAGCGCTTCAAGCTGCGCGACCCGGCCCAGCTGCTGGGCCTGACCGCCCACCACAGCGCAGGCCCCACCGGCATGTTCGACCGGTTCAAGGCGGTGGCCCGCTACCACGTGGCCCCGAACCACGTGAGCAGCACCGGTGCACCGGGCATCCTGTACAGCCTGGGCGTGGCCACCGATGGCTGCGTGTGCCTGTTCCATGACCTGGACGTGGCCACCTGGAGCCAGGGCACCAGCAAGCGCCATGGTGACGAGAACGCGCAGTTCCTGGCCGTGCTGTGCCTGGGCGATTTCAGCAGCCCTGGGCACCCAGCTGGCGAGCCCACCCCCGAGCAGCTGCACGGCTTCCTGGCTGTGGTGGTGGCCTGCCGCCAGCTGTGGGGCAGCGGCTTCGACCTGACCGGGCACTACATGCTGGGGAAGCCCGCCTGCCCAGGCAGCACCCTGCAGGCGCTGGTGGAGGCCATGCGCACCCACGTGACCCAGCCGGCACCGGCGGCCTACCTGTGCTCCTTCCGGGGTGTGCAGAAGGCCCTGGCTTCCCTGGGCTACAGCCCCGGCCCAGCCGACGGGGTGGACGGCAAGGTAGGCCCCGCCACGCGGGCCGCGCTGCGGGCCGCACTGCAGTGATGCGCCCGCCCAGGCTGGGCGCTGCAGTGTTTGGAGTGATACGGTAGGGCAGGAGGCCGCCATGCCAGCCACAGCACCCGCGCAGTGGGTCCACGTCCAGCAGCTGCTGCCCTGGGACCGAAACCCCCGCCAAAACGAAGAGGCAGCTGCCAGCGTGGCCGCCAGCATCGTGGAGTTCGGCTTCGCCGCCCCCGTGGTGGCCTGGGCCGAGCAGCAGATGGTGGTGGCCGGGCACACCCGGCTGAAGGCCATGCAGCGCCTGCTGGCGCAGGACGCCGGCTTCACCGTGCGGGGTGCCCCTGGCCCTGGCATGGTGCCCGTGCGCTTCCACCCGTTCCGCAGCATGCAGGAGGCCGAGCGGTACGCCCTGGCCGACAACCGGCTGGGCGAGCTGGCCGGCTGGGACGACACCGTGCTGGCCGACATGCTGCACCAGTGGGACGACGCTGGGCTGGACGCCGCCGTGCTGGGCTGGGACGAGGCCGAGCTGAGCGCCCTGGTGTCCACCGGGGTCATGCCCACGTTCGCCCCGCCCGAGCCGCTGCCCGCCATGCCCAGCGCTGGCGACGACCGCGCCGACACCGTGGTGCTGGTGTACCGCACCGAGGCCGAGGCCGAGGCCCTGCGGAGGCATCTGGGCCTGGGCGACGACTACAGCTTCAAGCGGAAGAAGACCCTGGAAGTGCGCGCCTTCCCCTGGGCGCAGGAGGCCCCCTGATGGGCGTGCTGGACAAGGGCAGGGGCGGGGTGCTGGGCAAGGGCGGCCCAGCTGCCCCTACAGCGCCCACAGCGGACCCCTGTGGCGGCTGTAGCGCCGCACCGGGGTGCAGGCCCGCCCAGGCCGCCAGCGTGGCACCAGCGGGCGGCCTGGAGCCCGGCAGCTACGCCAGCCCCCGCTGGAGCAGCGAGGTGGCCGACTGCAGCATGCCCATGACGTTCGACCAGTACAGCCTGTGCACGTGGGGCTGCCTGTACTGCTTCGCCGCCTTCCAGAAGGAGACAGGCAGCGCACGCAGCGCGCTGTATGCCCAGCGCCGTGCGAAGGCTGTCAACCCGGCCACGTTCAAGCGGATTTTCAACGAGCCCGACAGCAGCCAGTTCGGGGCGTACATCAAGGCCCGCAAGACCATGCAGTGGGGCGGCATGGCCGACCCGTTCTGCACCTTGGAGAAGAAGAACGGGCTGGGCCTGGAGTTGCTGCGGTTCCTGCGCGAGATGGACTACCCGGTGACGTTCAGCACGAAGGGCACGTGGTGGGTGACGGACGAGCGGTACGCCGAGCTGTTCCGCGACAACCCCCTATGGACCGTGAAGGTGACCATCATCACCAACGACGACCGGAAGGCCCGGCTCATCGAGCCGGGCACCCCGCCGCCCCGCGCCCGGCTCAAGGCCATTGAGCGCATCGCCGGGCTCAACTGTGGCGGGGCCATCCTGCGGCTGCGCCCGTTCATGGTGGGCATCACCGACCCTGGCCACGTGGAGCTGATCGAGGAGGCCGCCCGCCGTGGGGCCATGAGCATGAGCACCGAGTTCTTCTGCCTGGAGCAGCGCAGCCGGGGCCTGCGCGAGAAGCTGAAGGTGATGAGCCGTGCAGCCGGGTTCGACTACCTGGGCTTCTACAAGGCCAACAGCTACGGCAGCGGATACCTGCGCCTCAACCGGAACGTGAAGCGGGCCTTCGTGGACCAGATGCAGGCTGCGGCCCACGGTAGCGGGATGCGCTTCTACGTGAGCGATGCGCACTTCAAGGAGCGCAGCGACGACAGCAATTGCTGCGGCCTGGGACCCGAGCACGCCAGCAGCACCGGCCAGTTCACCCAGGCCCTGCTGCTGTGCAAGCGCACGGGCCGCGCCACCTGGGACGACATCAGCAGCGGCGGCCAGATGGACCACCTGCGCGATGTGCCCTGGAAGCGGGCCACGGGCTTCAACACACGGGGCACCCAGGCCCGCGCCCGGTTCATCGACCACAGCATGCTGGACTTCATGCGCTGGCTGTGGAACAACCCGAGCGCAGGGCAGTCCCCGTACACGATGTTCGAAGGCGTGATGCGCCCCGATGGCACCGATGACAACGGGAACATCGTCTACGTGTACGACGCTGACAGGGAATAGTGCGACGAAAGTCCTTGCGTGTCTACCCAACCTGTGGTTAGCTGTTCAGCAGCACACAGGAGCCGACATGGCCAACACCACCGCAGCAGCCCCCGTCCTCGACCACGCAGCCGCCGGCTGGCACAGCGAGGCGAAGTACCTGCTGAACAAGGGCAGCAGCACCACCCGCCGCGAAGCGCGGAAGGTGGCGTGGCTGAAGCGGCAGATTGCCCGCAGCGCCCGCCGGAACAGCCGCCGCGAGCTGCGCAGCCGTGACTGGTAGCAGTCGCCCCCCCTTACCCCCTACCCCACAGCACACAGGACACCGACATGACCACGACCACGACCACCGACCGCACCGACACCACCCCCGAGATCAAGGTGGGCAGCACCGTGCGCAGCTTTGACTTTGCCCGCAGCGGCGACCGCATGGGCCGCGACCTGATGGGCGAACGCGCCTGCTACGTGATCGGCGTGGTGGAGAGCATCGGGCGTCGCCCCGAGGCCAGCCTGGGCGGCTGCGACCGCTACGAGATCCGCGTGGTGGCCCGCGTGTGGGGCGGCGAAGTGGCTGTGCCCCCGCAGGGCGACGTGCCCCGCGACCACGCAGTGCTCGCCCCGCAGTACGTCTACCCGCCCGTGAACGGCACCCCGAAGATGGGCGGCGACGTGTGCGACAGCGTGGAGCTGGCATAGCCCCACCGCGCCCTGGAGCCCACCCTGCGCCCTGGCCACCCGCCGGGGCGCAGCTGCGTGTGGGACTGCTGCGTGGTGGGTGCGCAGTTGGGCGGCTGCTGATACAGTCGGCCCATGGCCCGCACGCCCACCACACCCCACGAGCCGCGCCCCGACATCGCCGGGCACCGGCTGCCGTTCGCCGCCGTGCCCGGCCCGCTGCAGCCCCGTGAGTCCGAGAACGACCGGGCCTACTGCGCGTTTCTGCTGAGCTGCATGCAGGCTGAGCGCAGCATTCGCAAGATTGCGAAGGCCATGGGCATCAGCGACGGCACCGTGCGCTTCTGGCGCAAGCGGCACACATGGGACCGTCGCCGAGTGACCGCGCCCGAGGCCGAGTGGGAGGCGCTGCGTGCCTACCGTCTCCTCATGGACCTGCAGGACAGCAGCACCCAGGTGGCGGCCCTGCGCGTGGCCCTGGACGTGGTGCTCGACAGCACCGGCTTCGCCAGCCTGCGGCACGCTGTGGCGGCCCAGCGGCAGGGGCTGGCCGCTGGGCCTGCCCGGCACGACGTGGACCCCATGGGCAAGCCAGGGACGGAGGGCTCCGCGCTGGGCCTCCAGGCCCCCTACAGCCCGCCGGGCTCCCAGGCCGCCCCCGTACAGACCGGCGGCCCCTCGGACCAGCCTGGGATGACTGAGGCTCCGGCACGGACGACTGCGGCACCTGCCCAGCCAGGGTCGGCTGCTGCGCCCCCTGCTGTGCGCAGCCCGCTGTCGGACAACGAGCTGCGCGAGATGGACGTAGAAGCGCACTACAGGCGCGTCCGCGACCACGTGCTGACCAACCACCTGCGCCCCGAGGACGTGCGCCGGCAGGTGCAGCTCATCGACGGCACCCTGGGCCTCATCGCCAAGAAGGTCGCCAGCGGCGAGCTGGAGGTGAAGGTCAGCGACATCCCTGCGCTGCTGAAGGCCAGGGCCATGCTGACCGGCCTGCCCACCGAGCGGGTGGCCGTGCAGCAGCAGCACCAGCACGAGCACCACGTGGTGGTGGAGAGCACCCGCATGCGGGACGCCCGCCCCCTGGGCGAGCACGCCGTGCTGGCCGCCATGCAGACCGAACTGACCGAGCTGCAGGTCATTATCGACGCGGTGCCCCGCACCGTGCTGGACGTGCCAGCTGGAGGTGCCGAGTGAGCGACAAGAGGCTGTTCATGCCACCGGGGACCGTGGTGGAGCACGGCCCTGGCAAGGTGGCCCAGGGCGGGCGCGACGAGCTGGTGGGCGAGACGGTGCTGGGCGGCCCGCTGTCCAGCCAGGACGTGCGCATGCTGCTGGACCGTCAGACACTGGAGCAGCTGCTGGCGGTGGCCAGGGAGAGCCTGAGCGGGCGCGCCGTGCTGCACCGCGTGGGCTTCCGTCAGCGCGTGTGGCGTGGTGGCGATGGCCACGTGTACCAGACGCTGTCCATCATCAGCACGCCGCCCGAGCCCGAGAGCACCCCCGTGGACGGGCTGCGCCGGTGAGCGGGCTGGCACGGCAGGGCAGCCCCACCAGCGCCGTGGTGAAGGCCCTGGCCGAGCAGCACCCGCTGCTGGGCCTGTCGATACTGCACCACCGCAACACACGCGGCAAGCCCATGAGTTTCGCCGACCGCCCGTACCTCGTCGAGCTGTACACGGACGCCCCGAAGCTGGACGGCTTCGACGCGATGAAGTGCGTGCAGGTCGGGTGGAGCGAACTGCTCATCCAGCTAGTGCTGGAGCGGGCCGGCTGGAGCGGGCGAATCTGCGGCTACGTGCTGCCCAGCTACCAGCTGCGTGACCGCTTCGTGCGCCGCCGTGTGGTGCCCCTACTGGACAGCCGGGCCGACACAGCCATCTCCGCGTACTGCGCGATGGTCCCACCGGACGACCCTGGCAGCCTGCGGCACAAGCGGTTCGGGAAGGGTGCGCTCCTGTTCCTGGGCTCCAACGCCGTCAACGACTTCATCGAGTTCAGCGCCGACGTGCTGGTGGTGGACGAGTACGACCGCTGCGATCAGGCGAACCTCGCCTTCGCCCGTGACCGGCTTCGGGCCAGCGACCACCCGCAGCTCTACCGCGTCAGCAACCCCACCATCCCAGGCCGTGGCATCAGCGCCCTGTTCGACGCCAGCGACGGCAGGCGGTGGCACCACCGCTGCACCTGCTGCGGCGAGCGCCAGCCCATCGACTGGTTCGTCAACGTGGTGGACCGCGACGACGCTGGCCGCTGGGTGCTGCGCGACAAGGCCCGCGCCCAGCAGGGCACCGTGCGCCCCGTGTGCCGCCGCTGTGGCCGCCCCTGGGACCGGCAGGCAACTGGCAGCCTCTGGGTGCCCGAGCGGCCCAGCAAGCCCCGGCGGGGCTACCACGTGGCCCGCATGGACGTGCTGAGCGAGAAGCTGCGGTCGCTGTATGACGAATGGCTGGAGGTGCAGTCCAACCCCGACAAGCTGGCCGCGTTCTACGCTGGCGTCCTGGGCGTGGCGTACACGCCCGCCGGCAGCAGCGTGACGCCCGAGCTGCTGCAGCGTGCAGCATGCGGCAAGCCGACCGACCACGGTGGCGGCGGCCACCTGAAGCACCTGCAGGTGGTGGCTGGCGTGGACGTGGGCACCGTGCTGAACGTAGACATCACCGTAGTGGACCGCGACCCGGAGAGCGAAAAGCCCCGGCGAACCGGCATTTTCACCGGAGAGGTGCCCAGCTTCGAGGCCGTGTACGACCTGCTGGTGCGGTACCACGTGAACGTGGCCGTGGTGGACGCCCGGCCCGAGGCCCGCAAGAGCCAGGAACTGCGCGACAAGGCCATCGCCACCGGGGCCTGCGACGTGTGGCTGTGCGAGTTCCACAAGACGCCACGCGTGGCCGCCCAGGACTTCGGCATGATGCTGGACTGGGAGCGCCACGTGGTGCGAGCCGACCGCACCCAGCTGCTGGACGCGTGCCTGTCTGACCTGCAGCTGGACCCAGGGCTGCGCACGTGGCCCGAGGACGTGTGGCAGATCCGCCACTGGCAGCGCCAGATGGAGGCCCCGAAGCGGGTGAAGAACAATCAGGGCGACGGCTACCTGTGGGACAGCAGTAGGGCAGCCGATCACTTCCGGTTCAGCGACGCATACAGCCGGGTCGCGCAGGCCCTGCTGGACATGCAGGGCGCATACCACGGCTGAAGCTGGCGCGCCTGCCCGCTGGCGGGTGATACCTTGACCCCGTAGAGGTGCCCGCATGCCGAACGACAATACTCTGGTCCTACTCAGCCCCGGCCCCGTACAGGTGGGCCGCCGCACCCCATCCACAGGCGGCAGCCTGTGGATGGCTGGCCCTGGCCCTGGCCCCGTTGACAGCCGGTCCAGGCTGGGCTTCGGGTCCGTGCCGAACGCCGTGGCCCCCGGCCAGCTGCAGCAGCACCGCATCGACCGCAACCTGCTGCCCACGCAATACTGGCAGCTGTACCGCACCAGCCCTGACGTGCGCAGCTGCGTGGACAGCATCACGCGCCGCATCGCCACCTGGGACTGGAGCCTGGAGGTGATGGCAGACCCCCGGCAGACCGCCGAGTACACCCGCCTCCAGGAAGCCGCCGACGGTGCCGCCGGCTGGATGCGGAAGCCGAACGCGAACGGGGAGACGTGGCAGGAGCTGCAGACCCGCACCGTGACCGACCTGCTGCTGTACGACGCGGGGGCCTGGGAGCTGAACATGCAGGGCGCTGCCCTGGCCGAGCTGGTGCCCTGGCTGGGCAGCGAGTGGCTGCCCATCTACGACGTGAAGAACGCCCTGCTGTACTACCAACAGGACAAGGAAGACAACAGCACCGACGTGGCCCGGCTGCCACCCGAGCGCATGGTGTACTTCAGCCTCTTCCGTAACAACCGAGGGCCGCTGGGCCTGCCCCTGCTGGACACTCTGGTCAACGAGTGCGTCACCGTGCTGCTGGCCAGCGAGCACGCCATGCTGGCCCTGGACGCCGACGAGATCCCGCCGGGCCTGCTGGTGCTGGGCGGCATCGCTGGCGCGGCTGCCGAGCGTGCCCGCGCCGACCTCCAGCAGATGAAGGGGCGGGACCACCGGCTGCGCGTTGTCAGCAGCCCGCAGCCCAACGGCATCAAAGCCGAGTGGGTCGAGCTGCGCCACACCCCGAAGGACCTGCAACTGCTGGAGGTCGTGGACAAGATGCAGCGCGCCATCTGGCGCGTGTTCGGGGTCATGCCTGTGGAGCAGGGCGTGGCAGACGGCATCCCCCGCGCTAGCGCCACCGTGCAGGTGGACGTGGCCAGCAGCCACCTGATCACCCCCATCTTGGAGCTGCTGGAGGCGCGCATCAATGCGCAGGTGGTGCCCCTGCTGCTGGGCGCTGACGCCCAGCACGTCCGCTTCCGGTTCGACCGGATGCAGCCGCTGACCCCTGCCCAGCGCCTGGAGATGGCGAAGGCCCAGGACCTGCAGGTGCGGCGTGGCATCATCACCGTGAACGAGGCCCGCGCCGACCTGCGCCGGCTGCCGCTGGACGGCGGCGACGTGGCCATCGTGGACACGAACGAGGGGCCGGTGCCGCTGGCCCAGGTGGCCGCCGGCGAGCGGCCCGGCAACGACGACGGAGACGGCACCGCCGCAGCTGACGCCGCGCTGGCTGAGCCGCGCCAGCCCACCGCCGCCGAGCTGGACGCAGCTCAGGAGGCCATGGCCACCAGCATGGCCCTGCAGCGTGTGCGCCAGCGGCTGCACAGCCGGGCCGTGGACGCGTGGCTGCCCAGCGACTGGCCCGACGCCAGCCGGTGGGACGGCTACCGCACCATCAACGTGCGCGCCCTGGGCCGCACCGTGGCTGACTACGGACGCACCGTGGCCGGGCTGTACGCCGAGGCTCTGGCCGACCTGCAGGTGGTGCTGGCCCAGGGCTACGGCAGCGACGGGCGCATGAGCGCCGCCGAGAGCCTGGACGTGAAGCGCAGCATGGACGCCCGGCTGGAGCAGCTGGCCGACGAGTGGGCCACGCTGACCGAGCCCCTGTACGTGAAGGCCGCCGAGGTGGGTGCGTCCAGTGCCGACGAGGTGGCTGGCGGCCCTGCCGAGATTGATCCCACAGCGGCGGCCAGGGCATACCACACGCAAGCCATGGCCTACCTGACGGCACCCGAGGGGCTGGTGGGCACCATGCGCACCCTGTGCCGCCGCGTGGTGGACGCTGTGACGCTGCCGCAGCAGCGGGCGCGCCGCACCCACCAGCACGGCCCAGCGTGCGGCTGTGGGCCGCAGCTGTGGCAGCTGCGGGACCGTCTGAACGACCTCACCCCCGACACCCCGCCCGAGCGTGCCCTGGCCAGCATGGACGTGGCCCTGGTGGCCCAGGCGCACCGCATCGAGAACTGGAGCGGGCGCATGGTGGGGCTGGCGAACACCGTGCTGGTGGACGCCCTGAACCAGACCGCCAGCCAGCAGGACGGCACCCCGGTGGAGTGGTGGTGCGAGTGGGTCAGTGCGGGCGGGCGCAGCTGCCCCATCTGCAGGGACGAGGGGGCGCAGGGCTACCGGCCCATCGGGCAGCTGACCCGCCGCCCCGGTGAGGACACCTATTGCACGGGGAACTGCCGCTGCGTGCTGGTGTTCTGGACGAAGGCCGAGGTGGATGGCGGTGGGGCCGTCAAGCTCAGCGCGCTGGCCCCCGGCGGCCCCGACGCTTGAACCATCGCGCTGATAATGCTACACCACGGGGTGACGCCACGCAGGCGCAGCCCCACGCCCCCCCTGGAGGACCCATGCGCCGCACTGCGTCGTTCCGTGCTGACACCACAGAGATCCCCCTGGAGCTGGAGCTGCGCGCCGAGCGCGATGACGGCCTGCGCGCCTACGGCACCCGGCAGCGGGTGGCATTCACAGGGCTGCCCCTGGCGGCCCTGGCCGTGCAGGAGCAGGCCGAGCCAGCCGAGCCAGCCGAGCGTGCGGGCGAGCCTGCAGAACTCCGCGCCGAGGGTGGCGCGGACACACCGTTCCTGGCCCTGCTGGAAGCGACCGCCAGCAGCACGGGCAAGGACAGCCACGGCACCGAGATGACCGAGAGCGCCCTGGCCAGCATGGCCGAGCAGATGAAGGGTGGCGTGGTGTACCTGCCCAGCCACTGGGAGTCCGAGTGGGACGAGGTCATCGGGCGCACCGTGGACGCATTCATCGAGGATGGCCGGGTGGCCCTGGACGGTGCCACCGGCAAGCCCGGCGACGGCAAGGTGTTGCGCGTGGTGGTGGGCCTGTACGCCGACGAGGACAAGGCTGCGAAGCTGGCCCGCGTGGTGCGCCGCGCCGACCGGCCCGTGGGCACCAGCATCGGCGGCTGGTTCACCGACTTGGAGTTCCTGTTCAACGACGATGACGATGTGGAGCGCGTGCTGGTACACGGGGTCGAGCTGGACCACCTTGCAACCACCCGCCGCCCGTCCAACCGCGAGAGCTGGATCGACGGGCTGGTGGAGCGCGCCGTGGGTGCGCTGCCTACGCCGCCCGCACCTGCCGCCCCGCTGGCTACCCGCGCCGAGGGCACCCCGCCCGCCGAGCCCGAGCCCGCCGCCGACGCCGAGTGCGCCGAGCGCGCCGAGCCAGCAACCGTATCACCGCCCACACACGACGCGCTTGACAGCCCGGCACCTGCAGGTTCTACTGCAGGCGAGCCAGACGCCGTCCAGCGCGCCGTGCCCCCTGACCTCCCAACCGAGCACGGAGCCGACGACGCCATGTCCGACGACGCCACCCCCCTGACCACCGACGAGCGCCTTGACGCACTGGCCCGCAGCCAGGAAGCCCTGGGCGGCCGACTTGGCACCCTCGTCACCCTCCTGACCGCGCAGGCC